CCAATAATATATAAAATTATTATTAATTACTGTGGCATTGGGTATTTTTATGTCTTCGCGACACATTACATAACAGGTATCTTTGTTTAAATTAAAACAGTTGATTATATTTTCAATAATAGGTATTGCACCGCAGTATCGAAGTATTGCACCATCTTCTGACAAAAACAAAAATCTACGTCCTTGTCCTATTTGGTGAAGTAGGTACAAAAACTGATCTGTGCCTCTCAAACTGCATTCTCGTAAATAGATAGAATCAAAGTTTACCACAACTACATCGTTGATTATCATAAATGCATGATTGCGATCCTCGTGGGATAATTTTGATACCACTTCGTTCCAATAAAATTGTTCTAAGTTATTTTTCATAGTACATATTCTAAAAATTTTTTTCTATTATGTTCAAACACTTTATCAAGCTGCAACGACATATGGTTAATTTCGTTGTAGGTCAAATTTGACAATCTGTCAATTTCGGTTATTACCGCTCTTAGACGTCTATTTGGACATTCTATACCATCATACGATTCATCAATTACTGATCCAAATGTACAAAATCCTTTAGAGTGCAAGTTTTGCAAACTTCCGGCACCTGCGAACAAAATAAACGGTTTTCTCAAATAAAAATTTTTAAGAGTTTTTTCAGTGAAAAATTTATTTGAATACGTATCTGTTTCGCAAACTATTTCTATAAAGTACGAAGCTACATGTTTTTTAATTTCTTGTAAACTTTTTTGATATGGCACCCATCCTTCATCTCCGTCAAAGTCTAGCAGTATTGGGCAATGTTCTGTGTACCATTTTTTATCTTCAGAAAAACAAGATTCCATTCGAGTGTTCCAGGTAGCTATTTTTGAATTGTAACCCAGTACGCAATCGTTGTAATAATTTTCATGAAGATGTCTTGTTATTTTTAGTCTATACAAATCGTGTCGACCAAACAGTGCTGCAAATTTTTTAGTAAAGCCGTTTGGGGTGTGTTGATAATCTTTTAATTCTTGATAAATTAGACTGCACCACATTTGTACTACATCTAGTTCAACGAAAGTGGAATTTGGTATTCCCAAATCGTCGTATCCATAAATGTAACAAGTGTCTTGAGTGAGACCTAAATTTTTGATTATTGTTTCTACCGCTGCAGACAATCCAGTTAGGCGACAATTTACTCCGTCCCTAATTAAAAATACAAAAGTGTAATTGGTATATTGCCCTGCAGAAAAAATAAGTTCGTTTGTGCCTTGACTTTGATAATCTCTGTTTGTTAACCAATCAAGATTAACAAACACATATTTGTCAATTACTACCAGTACACTGTCAAATTTTGAATTTGAAATTAATTGATTGATTTCTTGCGTATTCATAAAAAAGTTTTTGATTATACAATAGTCTTGGTCTGAGTTGATTATAAATTTCTAATAGATTCATATCTTTAAACTTCATAAGAGACTCTATAATATGTTTATGATTATCAAATTTCCATCCATTATTAAAATTTTCATTGCTTAGAATGTCAACTGGAAACAAATCTTTAAAACAATCAAATCCTGCTCGCTCTAACAACCTATATATACCCGGACTGCCATTAATCACGAACGGTCTCAATCCAATTATGGGTTTAAATATTTTTTCGCTTAGAAACACATTTTTACTGTATTCGTATTGCGTTTCGCTAACTATATTAATAAAACTTTTATTCCAAATTTCCAGTTGTCCTAGGCTATAAATATCATTCGGAATACCCACATCACCTACAACGTCATCTGATCCATATTCTTTATAACTTGTGTGTTGATCATTCACTGTGTAGGGACTGTTGCCCAAACTTACGCATCCACAATCAACCAATCCAGATGTTTCTAGTAGGTTAACTAACTCTATTCTATGCCTGTGAGGTTTACGATTATAGTTTAAATAAAGATAATCAAAATTGATAGGTTCTAATTCATCAGCAGAATAAGTTCTAAAAAATTTTGAGCAAGCAACTGCCCAAAAATCATAAAAATAGTCGCTGTTGGTGTATCCAACTAATTCAACCCGACCTGGTATTTGATCAATCAGATTTTCAATTGGTCCTAAAGGATCCGTTAAACTACACAAAAAAGTTATGTCAGGATTACGATTTTTAATATTTTCAACCAAGTTGTCTGGTTCGTGCCAGCTTGTGACTGCTATTACTTTTTTTAGTGCAGGGTATTGATCTTCTATATTCTGAGCCAGCTGATCCACTAACTCTCGTTCGAGGCGGCCAGCCTGCCAGGCGGGATTGAACCCGCCGTATATTATTTCGTGACTCATTGATATTTTATATGCCAGCTAGCTTACGGATTGACTGCAAATCTTCCGATACCACTGGTTGATCCATTGTGGTGGCACCAACTGGTTGTTGTGGTGGTACGGGTTGTTGCGGTGCAGGTTGAGTATTTGCGTTTTGTTGTTGCAAAATTTGAAACAAGTTCTGAGCCAATGCCCGTTCGCCATTGGACATCAACCAACCTATTACGGTATTACGAGCATCGGTGTCTGGCCCCTGTACTTGAGACAATTTTTTAAGAGAATCTTGTAGATCTTCGGACTGAAGATCTTGAATGTTACCAATGACCGCTATTGCATCAACACCGTCCATGCCAACTGCAAGTGGCTGTTGAAACAATCTAGTCAATTCATTTTCTGCCGTGTCGTCGCTGTCCGAATCCCATGTGGCTTCTGTTACACCTGTGGCCCAAGACTCAAATTGATCGCTTTCAGTTGTACTCATTTTCTTTCTTTTTTGATAAGCATTGAACACATAAGGCAGTGCATCATTGAAACGATCATCGTAGATTTTTTTAACAAATCTTTCTTTCATCTCTTCAATATCAATTTGTTCATCAATGTCGTCACGATGATTCAACATATCAATAAGTAGTTCTTGCCCGCGACGCCCTTGAAATCTTTTTAAATGGTCTCTAACTTCGTTGTATCTACCACAAGCTGCTTCTACATAGGCTGTGGTTTCTGCATCTTCAAATGTACGATTACGCATGGCTCGTACAAAATGCCGCATGCTGGCCATTTCTTTGACCATTTCATCAATCAACCCACAACCTTCATCACCAAAACGGCCACCGTGACGTAGATGATTTGCAATCGCTCTGGCACCGTGTAAATTGTTATGTCCTAATAGGAAACGCTCTCCAACAGGAGTTTGGATAAAAATATGCTCTATCTTCCTAGCACGATCTCCGCGCTTGTCAGGATCAATTTGATTGTTGTGTTTAATGATAATTTTATGAGTTCCAACATCGCCAAAACTCATGTGTTTGTTATTGCCCATGCCATACAGTCTAGACTCGGCTATTGCCAGTTCCTCTTTGTCGTATGTTGAATCAGTTGCTGCTTGTTGTCTGATGTCTTTGAGATCCAGGTTACTTCTGTTAATATCTCTAGTGTCAAATGTCAGCATGTTACGTCTGGCAAAATTTTTCAAATCACGTAGGAAACCAAACCACTCTCGTTCTTGATCTTCATCAAGTCCGTCTGTGATGTTTGAGCCATAGTAAATTTTTAAACTGTCCTCGTCAATCAGGCTGATGGTAACATTACCAAAATTTTCACCGTCATCGCTGACATAGTCAAAATTAAAGAATCTTGCTTGTTCGGAGTCAGTTACTCGTTGGGCTTTTGCATCGCCAATACTGACTGTGTCAAATCTGCTACGAATTTTGTCAAAAAGTGCAGCTGATATTTTATCTAGTTCACGCATAGTATATTATTTATCGTTAAATCATTATAAAGGGCATAGGTGCAATATAGTCATCTGAGCTATCTCGCAGTTTTTCGTCCAACTCAGAGTCGTAACTCTGTAAAGCCTGTATAACTCTTAGTACCAACAACGTGCTAGATACCAGATCATCAGTTTCGCCTATTTTGGCTGCAAACCCTGCTCCGCTGGCCACAAAAGTTTTAAGCTCGCTTATTAAATTTTTACTGCATATGATCATTTTACGATTTTCTATTAGATTCTTGAGCTTGGCGCATACGGCTAATTTTGTTTTATTGGTAGTAGTAAATCCTTTTCTATGCGTTCTTGCTTGCCCTGTTTTTACGGGTTGGCTCAAAAACGTGCCCTTGATATTTTCTTCACCAAATTCTGAAATCACTACCAGTGCTGCTTCGCCCAGTGTGTTATTTTCAACACTGTAATATATATCGTTTTGTGTGCCTATACAGTCGTAAATGTATTCACAGATTTCTTTAAGAATAGTAATTTGTCGTTGTACTGGCGTTTTGTTGTGCTGCCATTCGGCCACTTGTATCATGGTAGGCAATTCAAATATTTGTATAGCAGCAGGGTCACCGCCGGTACCTAGGCTGGGATCTAGTCCAATTACATAGGTTTTTCCTCTTTGTGGTTTTTGATACCAGCGAACTTGTCCTTGCAGTTCTACAGGATCCCTGCCTTGTAATTCAAACAATGTAGTAGCATTGATTAGAGTTTCGTCATAGATCAAGAATTCACAGCCGTGTTCACGACGGAAACGCTCTTCGCCAATTCTACCAACTTCTTCTCGCTTCCATTGCTCGTCACGATCTGGATGTTCGTCCCAGCTGGCTTGATAAGACTTGAATCCGTTTATTCCCAACGTGGTAGGATTGCCAAATTCATCTATGCATTTGTTTGCTTGTTTCCAAATAAACGCAAACTGATCTTCGTCGCTGTTTGGAGTGCTGGTTATAATTGCTTTACCACCGGTGCTCAGTGTTGGAGATATAGAAGTCCAAAACTCCTTGGCAATAGTGGGTCTAACGAACGCAAACTCGTCACAGTACAGTAGTGTAATACTCATACCTCGGCCAGTTGTTTCAGTAGTTGTTTGACTAACAATACGACTTCCGTTTTCAAAGTCAATTGACCCTTTGTTATAGCTGGTAACACCTGCACGGATCCAGTCCGGACATAGCTCGTATGCATAGCGCACACGCTGCATGATCTCTTGAGCACCGGTATATTTGTGTGCTGCAATCAAAACTGTACTGTCTGGGCGAAACATAGCAAACCATAACAAATAACCAGCAGCCGATGTAGTTTTACCAGTTTGTCTGGGCATCAGACTAATACTGAATCTGTTGTTGTGATAAGTATCTATAAGTTTCCGTTGATACTCAAAAGGTTGATACAGCAGTTTACCCCGGACCGGGTGCTGAATGTAGAAATAATTGCTCATGAAATATTCCGGGCCTGTGTCCGGATCTGCACACCGTGCAAATTCTAAGATTTGATCCTCAGTCATATTGACTTTTTGATACGGACTCTTTATAATACTATCATTAGGCTTTAACATATTTTTACTTATGGCTCATACACTTCTTTTGAACAAAGATTACACACCAATCTCAGTACTTCCACTAAGTGTAATTGACTGGCGTCATGCCATTAAATTAATGTTCTTAGGACGTATTCAAGTTATCGAAACTTACCCAGACTGGATAGTTCACAGTGAAAAACTTGCTATAAATGTTCCTAGTGTAGCTTTAACTAAAGAATACTTTAATTTCAAGCGTCGAGTAAACTTTACACGATATAATATGTACTTGCGTGATTTATATCAATGTCAATACTGCGAAGATACTTTTGATTTTAAAGATTTAACCATTGATCACGTGATTCCAATAAGTCAAGGCGGTAAGACTGAATGGACCAACTGTGTGACCAGTTGTAAGTCTTGTAATTGGACCAAGGCAGACAAATCATTTATGAAACCTGTTCGTAAACCGTATCGTCCAGATTATTGGGCATTGGCTGCTGCTTGGAAGAATAGTCCTTTTAGAGTAAAAGACCCTAAATGGAATCAGTATTTGGGTAGGGATCAGGCTGCTGCTTAATATAATTTCTGTGGATTCATCTGACGCAATAGATCACCAGTAGTAGGCATACCACCGCTGCCGCCACTTAAAGGTCCTGTAATTGGATACTGAATTGGCTTTCCGCTTGTACTACCTCCAGTAACCGAAGGAGAAGGTGATTTGAGTGCAGGAATTGATACCTTGGCGTGTTTTTCGCCTGGCTGTGCTTTCCTTAATTCATACTCTGTTCTATCAAAATCTGGATTGTATTTTGCACTACCAATCAAACCCATCTGCGGTGCCATTCGGTCCACCATTTTGTTATACAGCTTGGTTCTACTGGGTTCATTACTAGAAAAATTATAATGAGTTGCATCTGGATTATTGGCCATATAGTCTCTGAAGTGTTGTGTTACTCCAGACATTATAGATGCTTGCTTTCCTTGTCCTGTTTTAGTTACTGAATAATACGGTTCACCGGTAGGATCAGCTCTAGTAAAGGCCACTGATACCTTACCTGTTGGATCTTTGGTAAACCAATTTTCAACTTTTCTTCCGGTAGGGTCTTTCCAACTCCCAATAGAAATTTTGTTACCTTGACTATCAACATCATGCTCCCAGGAGGCAACTGGTGCTGATCCAGATATATCTATTACCTCTGTAATAAATTCGTATGCTCTCATATGGGTCGTTCACCTGTCAAGTAAGGTTTACTAAACCACAACTTGAACCAAGCTTCAGTACCAGGGCGAATATCGTGCTTTTTCATGAGTTCGCCTTTTTCATTACCAGTTACTGAAATATTACTGCCAGCAAATCCCCGGTACTCCTGCATCACTGCACGATTACCAATACCGGCTAATAATTTTAATTCTTCAATGCTGTCCATACGGTATCACCGGAAGATCGTTTTCAGAAGTTTGATTTTCGTGGCCCATTACTGGCACCAGGACTGCTTGGCATCGCCATAGTACTCACGAGCAAATCCATTTGCGATTAACTGAGCACGTAGACTCTTACCGTTTAAAATGATGTCACCCAATACACGACCACCAAACTTGTCCCAACCATATAGAATAACTTGTCGCTGTTGGCTGGAATTAACGAGATTTTTAGTGAAAACGCTGGCGGCTTCGCCTCGCTGCTTTTCGCTATCGCATTGGCCACGGAATCCTTTTTCGGGGGTGTCAACTCCGTAGACTCGTACCGCGAGTTCGGGCTTAAGGGGTGCAGGTAGAAAGGGTGCAGCGATAACAACTGTGTCGCCATCTGTTACTCTAACGATTTGTGCGTCATATGTAACGCCTTGTGGTGCTTTTTGTGCAAATGCTAATACTGGTACTAGTAATAGAACTGCTAATAATTGTTTCATTGATTTTTCCTATAAGTTTCTGTTTGTATTGTAAGTGGCTGTTTGGCCTTGTGGGTTTGTGACTTTGGCAGTTACAATAGCAGGATTTCCCTGCTGGATATTTTTTCCTGCACCTTGAAACATAGCGCCTTTATCAACGCGGGCATCAATTTCACCAACATCGGGGCTGTTGTAGTTGGCGCGAATTTGATTGGTAGGAGTCATTTGACCTTTGTATCCTGCCGTTGTATGTGTTGCACCAACCGTGGTGTTTGGATCTACCTGGTAATCCATACCCACAGTAGCACCTTTTGTTGGCGTTGAAAAATCTTGTGTAGCTTGAACATTTAAGTTGTCCCCAACTTTGGTTTGCATTCCGATTGTTTTTGCTGCTGTATCAACAGTTGCGCTTGTGTCACCAACATTTATAGTAGCCGATGTTGGTTGTTCAGCAAGCATGTCTAAATATTTTCTAAAGAATCTTGGATCCACTATTACCAGCTCCTGCAGGACCAATAACGTGCCTTCCATCTTGGTCCTGGGTTGGCACAGTTGTGTCTGGCTCTAAAACTTTTACGGCGAGCAGGATTTGACTTTTTGATTGTCATGTTAGGATCGCCAAAGTTCACTTTGACCACATTACCTTTGGGACCGCGTACATATACTTTGCTCTTCTTGACATCACCTGCCATCTTCTTGCCTAGCGGAACTTCACGCCCTTGATACTTGGCTTCGTTTTTAATTCCGTGTTGTTGCTTTTCACGTTCCCATTGTTCTCTATCCAATGGATTCATATCTCGCAGTTTTGCTGGTTTACCTGCTTGTCCACTGCGAGCACGATCTTTAAATTTTTCTAAATCTTGCTGATTGTTTGCTTGAGAATCAGGTGTATTAGATGTCTCTGCATCTAAATCCTTAAAGGCATCCCGAGCACGTTGACTCATTCCTTGCTGTTCTTCTAAATCGTCGTCTGCTGAGATCTGTTTATTGAATTTACGTGCGTCTTGTCCTCCATGTATAGGACTGATTGAATCGTTTGCAGTGGCTTGCATGCGTGAATCTTCTGTCAAGTACCCAACATGCATTAAAATTCTCATCATCGTGTCGTCTGCTTCAATTACAATACCGTCTTCTACAACATCTACCACGGTTGTTTCTAATACAAGTTCTTCTCTCGCAATTTCAATTTCAAAAATGTCACCAACAGCAGGGTTCGATTCCATCAACTCTGCTTCTTGTAAGTATTCACGAAACGATTTCATTATTTCTTCCTTGGGGTTGGTGGCATCATGTTACGTTTATCACCTGGAGGAAATTCACTGTCGGGCGGAGGATTGGTTGCACCCTTAATTGGAGTTACCATCTTGCCAGTTTTAGGATCTTTATACGGTTCTTCTGCTTTTACTATGTCCGAAGGAGTACCTTCTCTTTCTCTAATTAAGATACTTTCTAACATGGCATCCAAGTCTGCATCAAGTGTACTTTCGCCCAATGGATTATCACCTGTAAAGCCGGCTACTGGATTTTGACGTTTCTCTCTATTAAGATCATTGCCTTGGCGAAGAATACTATCCACAGTTTGATACTCTTCTTCTGGAGTGTTAGAGTATTCTGTTTCACGCTCTTCGTCCATCATTTCATCATCGTTACCAATCATGACAATTTCTGGCTCAGACATCATTGAATGGTCGTGATCATCATGTGGTCTCATACCGGCCATTTTTAGCATTTGCAACAGTTCATCTGCTCGATCACCTTGAGCACTAATGTTTACACTCTTTGTGCCATCACTGCTCATGTTAGTACTAACGTTAAATGAGTCCTGCTGATCCATGTCCATGTCTCCGCATTCATTTAGTTCAGATTCTTTTAATCTTGGCATGGTAGGTAAATTGACCTTGTTGGCTGCGTCTGCAGATTTTGAGCCTGTTGCCATGGCATACAGATCTCTGTCTCTATTGGGTTTAGGATCTAGATAATCCTTGGACTTGATTGCTACCATGTCTTTAGGATTACCAAATCTGTCGTATCCAACACCTGCATCGTCGCTGTAGGCTGAGCCACTTCGCTGGAATTCTCTTTCGGCTTTTTGTGATCGTAAACGATCGTATTCGCCATGAAACGCCTTGGGCAATGTGGCTTTGTCAATGGTGGTTTGTATTGTGTCTAAAATATCTTCGTTGGTCAAGCCAGCTAAAAGTGCCAGTTCTGTTAGGTCACGGTCACCGCGAAAATTTAATTCATCACGTGTGCGTGTATAGCCCATCATGTCTAATTCGTTTTCAAATTTGTTATTAATCCATTGATATGGATCACCAGTACGAGCTTTTGCTACGCCATATGGCATTTCACCGTTGTCATTGTAATAGTCAAACAGTGCTTCATACAAATCAGTGTCAAGCTCTTCACCGTTAATAAATTTTTTAGTCTCATATTTAAATTTATTAACAATGTGTTCTAGTGTGCTGCCTGCTTCCAACATAACGCCTTCGGTTACTTTCTTTGGAAGACCTTTGTGTTTGGTGCTGGCAAAGTCTTTGGCCGCTTTCTTGCTCATGCCCTTGGCTGCTTTTTTCAATTCAGCACTGGCGCCTTTGATCTTTTCGCCTTTTTGCATGGCATGTACCATGCCCATAAACTTTTGCTGTTGCTTGCTCGCAGCTTTTTCCATGATAGGAAGTCCGCTTAGACGCAGCATTTCTGCTAATTCTTCTTCAATGCTTTCTTCAAAATCTTGCATTGGGTTATTGACCATTTTTGATTGTGTATTTGGAATAGCTTTACTAGTGTCAGGCACTCGGGCAGTTGCATCAACCGGTCCACCAACATATGCACTTGCATCACCAGGTTTATCAGCCAACGACTTTATTCTTTGATTAGCAGCTTCTATTCCTGCTGTAAAACTATTGGTAGGACTAAGGTCACTTACAACTGATTTTACTGTGGCAGGCGCTGATGGATTGCCACCAGACTGTAAACCAGGCTTTGATCTTCTCTCAGCGGCCGGATCTTGATCTTCCTCTACACTTTCCTCAAAATCAGTACTAACCATGCCAGTTGCGCTAAAGCCAGCTGGTTTAGCTGCTCCGCCCGACGATGCTGGCGCTGGTGCTGGTGCGGCGGCAGGTGCAAATCCTGCGGCACTTCCTTGTGTTGATGGAGCTGCTGCGGCTGGTTTAGCTGCGCCACCTGTTGATGCATCCGCACCTGTTGGTGCTGCTGATTTTGACGCCATTGCTGCTGCTGCGCCACTAGGTTCTGCTGGAGTAGTTGTGTTTGGCGCTCCTGCTCCTATAACTTGGCCTTTTAACGCTTCGTTACCAGCACTGGGAGGTGTTGGTGGTGCTACACCTTGATTAAATGCAACGCCTGCTGCCGCGGTGCCTGGTCTTGCTGCTGGTGACGCTGCTGGTTTAGCGGCTCCTGCTACAGGTGGTTTAGCGGCTCCTGCTACAGGTGGTTTAGCGGCTCCTGCTACAGGTGGTTTAGCTGCGGGAGCTGGAGCCCCGGCAGCGGCAGCTTTTGCGTAGCCGGCGCCAATTGCGCTTCCTGCTTTGTTTAATGCTGCTTGATTGGCAGCTTGTGGTGCAGCTTCAAATATGTTAATTAATTTTCTCAAGTTCATTTTATTCTTCCGGCTAATTTAAGTAAGTTGTGTAACTCTACATCTGATTTAGTATTTATGGATTCATTGACTGTACTGGTATATGACGATTTGTTATCTTTTTTACCCGCTAAATCATCTAGGTTTACAATTTCTTCGTCTGCATCTAGTGCAGCCTGCTCACGTTCAAAATCTCGCATTGCTTGTTGAATTTCGCTCGGCTTTGGTTCTTGCGGTAGTTCAACTGGCGGTTTAAATCTATCAGTGACACTGGTACTTGTAATTGTAGGAATATCAACTATTTTTTCACCAGTATCTAATGATTGATCTACAGGCAATGATTTGTTCATAAGTTGTTTCAAGCTAGTATCTGCGGGCACTACAGTCGCAGAGTTAGCGGCTTTCGCTAATGGTTTTTCACCTTTTAATCTAGTTGTAACCTGATACGGCTTTCCATCTTTTTGCCATGTAAATTCTTTGTCACCTCGATCTCTAGCAGCAGCAAATGCCTGTTCAAAATCACTTAGTTTTCGTCGGGCTTGTTTTAATCCAACTTGATCTTTTTGCAAAAGTGCAGTAAGATCTGCTGGTTTTTCTACCTTGGCTGGTTCCGCTGTAGGCGCTTTTGGTTTTTCTACCTTGGGTTGATTGGTTGCTGAATAGTCTATCACTCCAGACGCAGATTGTGATGTTTTAGGTTTGGCTTTTTTTTCAGCTTCACGACGCTCGGTATCTGCTGCCCACTGAGCTTGAACTTCTTTGGCTTTTTTAGTTCCATACAACTTGTCAATCAAATCGCCGGATTCAGAATCTTTTGCTGGCTGCTTGTCTGTTGCAGCAGGCGCTGCTGCCGCTGGCTCTGCTGTTTTTGTAGCAGGTGCTACTGATTTTTTCTTGTCGCCAAACACTTGCGAAACTAATTCGCCCTTGCCGCCTAGCGCAGGAGGAAGTGTTCGCTGTAGCTTGTCCAAGAAAGTTTCTGGCGGAGTATAAGTATCAAGTTTCTCTAGATCAGCAATGAGCTTTGGATCTGTGGCAGATCGCTGCCCATCCACGGTGGTCCACTCACCTCGTTCATTCTTGACCAATGGTCCTAGATCGCCGTATTTGTACTTGCTCCAGTCTGGTAGCACTTGAGTACCAGCAGGTCTACCGGATGCTGTCTTGGCGGTACCAGTATCAGGCACAAACATGTCACTGATATTTTTGGCAATTCTATTGTAACCTTTACTGTCTAGATGCACCTGTTGTTTATCTGTTTTGGATGCCATGCCCAAGTCTACTATAGGAACATCTTTGACGCCCTTTAAGATTGTCTGTCTTAATGCTTCTCGCTGTTGTTGCTTTGCAGGGTCTGGACTTTCTGTAGGCAATACATATACCACTTTATGACCTTTAGCTTTGGCAGCAGCGATCAATTTGTTTAAATTGTTAACTATGTCCTGATGATTTGATCTTGAGATATCATTGGCTCCGCCGCTGATTGTAACCACACTGCCCGAGGGAATACTGTCTATGTTGGCCATGTGTGTTTTGAATTGATCTTTGTCAACCACACTGGCACCAACTTTTGATTTGTTGACCCATGTTGGGCCATCTTTGCCCTTGCCGTATATAGCTATGCCTTCACCATGACTGTCACCTACTGTGTAGTAGCCAGGTTTTGTTTCAGATTTTTGTTTATCTATGTCTGCTGGCTTTTTGTCTCTTGGATCAGGTCTAGCCGCTCCACCTGATGGTTCTGCGCGAGCTACGTTTGTAGGCGACACAAGACCAGCATAAGGATCGCGGAACTTGTCCCCCAGTTTTCGTTCTGCTTTGACCATTGGGTTAGCGTTGGGATTGTATGGCACCGGTCCAAGATTGCCAAACACACTTGCATATACTCGTGATCTATTGGGATCTTTTGAATACATCTTCATTACTTCTCGATATTTTTTCATACCGCCTACCTCTCTATAAGCAGCAGGATCAGCTGCTGAGAAGTGTGTGAGTCCTGGTTTTACTAACTCTAGTGTAGAAGCTATTTCTTGATCAATGCCTGGAATAATACTTCTTGCATTACTGTAATAAGGTTTAAACACAGTACCCTGATATCCTTTTGGTCCAGTAATAGCTTGAAATTGTGACGGGGTATTGAGTACGCCAATTATATCTCCACGAGCTTCTTTGGCTCGATTCAAGATCACCGAAGCGATGTGCGCTCGTTCCAATGGTTGACTACCAGATTCTGCACCAACTGCTCTTAGAAAAGCACTGTATTCACTGTTGCTCAATCGCTTGCCAAGATACTGCTCAATTACTTGTCTTGGATTTTGTTTTTCTTCGTAAACTGCACTGTCTTCCGATAAAAAATTTTGATACTTGTTTAGTAATCTTGTTTCAATTGCATCAATTGATTCTGGTAACTGAGTCATTGTTCCGCGATTACGATAGTTTGGCGGTTTATAATCTGGCTCGTTTCCAGTTCCGGGTCCAGGTCCAGGTCGATCACCGGGCTTTTCTCCAGTACCGCCCGGCGAAGTTTTTGTGCCCGGTCCTTGTTTGTCAGATGAGCCAGCACCAGGTCTTTCTGCAGGTCTTTCAGCTGGTCTTTCTGCAGGTCTTTCAGCTGGTCGTTCTACTGGTCGTTCTGCTGGCTTTTCTACTGGTCGTTCTACTGGTCTTTCAGCTGGCTTCTTTTCTACTGGCTTTTCAGCTGGTCGTTCTACTGGCTTGTCAGGTCTAGCTGCTCCGCCCGATGGTTCTGCTGTGACTGTGACAGCAGGCAATGATTTGAGTTCGGTGTCCGGTACTTGTTTTTTTGGCTCGTATATGACTCGTCCCGACATGCTACCAGCTTCAGGCTCAGACACTGAACCCGTACTAGCTCTTGATGGTACGTCAACAGTTGGTAAATCAACATCACTTGACCCGCTGTCCTTAGTACCAGGTGGTAATAATTCTACTGGAACTGTTTGATTGGCGGCTTGAGAAGCTGAGTCAGCCGTGGAACCTGTAGGTTCTGCACCACCTGATTCTTTTTCTTTTTGATATTGTGCCCATAGCAATGCAGCAAGAGCGGCTGCATGGCCACCAACACTAGTTAACGCTGATTTTCCTCGACGAGTTCTTGGGTCAACATAATCACCCAATTTTGGATTTTGTTCTCTTTCAGCTGCGTCTTTTTCTTTTGCAGACGGTTCTTTTATTTTTTTAGGTTTGTTATGCCATATTTCTCTAGTGCCTGGTCCAGGTTTGAGTTCTAGTCCAGTATCATATTTTTTATTTGGGTCAAATTTTGGACCTGATTGAGCTGCGGTTGGAGTTGGTTTTACAGGTAATACCGTTGGCACAGGAGTTCCATCTGCATTTCTTGTTATTCCACTTTTGTCTACATATTGTCCCGTTGGGAATGATTGGCCTTTTTCAGATTCGCCTCGGCGCCATACCTTTGGTCCTTCTTTGGATCCTTGTCCGGTCACTAACTCTTCGGCTCGCTTTCTTGCTGCGGCTGCTGCTCGTGCTTCGTCAGGAGATATTGAAGGTTTACGTAACGGAGGAGGCACACTTGTTCTACTACCATCAGGACCTATTCTCCAAACTGAAGGTTTTCCGCCACCAGGTGCCGAACTAGATCCACGACCGCCTCCACCGCCGCCAGGAAAAGGTGGAGCAATTTGATGTATTGGATTGTCGCGGGTTCCGCCCCACTCAGACCCAGGAAGTAAAAACGAGCGTTCTTCGTCGTCAGGGATACCGTCACCGTCAGCATCGCGTTTTCCTGCACCTTCGGCCAACCGAGCACGAAGGCTTTCCTCAATCTGTTGTAAACTGCGCTTGGTCACGATTAGTCTTTGGGTTTCTTGAAGTTAAACTTTGCTCCACCGCCTGTACCTTTTGGACGACCTTTTTTCTTAACAACTGCTTGGCCTTCGCCGTCGGTCTCGTCGTCATCGTCACGTTGTGCTGAACCGCCGTATCTGGTACCAGCTTTTTTGCCAGCACCGCCCTTGCTTTCAGGACCGCGTTTTTTCTCAAGATACTTTTGCATCTCTTCCCAACCTTCACGCATGCTGGTGCGACCTTTGTCAACTGGCATGTCTTTGCCAAACACTAGTCTTGAACCATAATTAGCAATTTTGTTTAATGGACCGCGAGCAGCATCTCGCTCTTCTCTGTCCTGGTCCATGGCCTTGGCTATTTCTTGGCTATATTTGCCTTGGGTGTATTCGCTTGGTCGATATTTTGGAGCTTTGTCTTTTGGGCCCATCCAATTTCCATCGCTTGTTTTTTGTGTTTGTTCTATTTCTGCTCGCTGTCTTTCTCTAGCTGCATCTGTTCTTGGATTTTTAAAAGTACCGTCTTTGTTCATGTACTGGCTTTCACCTTCTTGAACTTTATATTTTTTTCCGCCTACTTTGAATTCATCTTGGCCAGTGGCTTTGGCTTTTGCAACTGCACCACTAAAAGCATTGCCTTCTGATTTTTTCTTTTTACCAGCACGTAATGCTGCTAGGTCATTGGCATCAATTTTGTTTGGCGGTGGGCTCATCTTGGCAATTTTCTTCTGACCTGGTGACAACATATCTTCATCTATAGTGCCTTGACTATCTTGAAGCTGTTTCTTAATTTGTTTCTTTAGCATATCCCAATCTTGTTGTGATGCAAGTGGTCTCGACAACATATCATCAAGGGCCATGCGATCCATGTTCATTAAATAAAATCTAATTTTGCCATTCTTAATTTGCCATATAGGTCCAGCTGGATTACGATAATTTATTGCCGCTTCAATGTCTTCAGGAGTGAATGCTTCCACTGCTTCTGTCATTTCGACTTCTCTTACACCTATAATATCTTCATCCATCTTGTCGTGTTGGGCACGAATCCGGGCCATCTTTTCTTTGCTGGCACCATCACGGCCAGCTTGCTGTAAGGCTTTCATACCTTGTTCGCCGTATTTCTTTTTGCCTAGGTATGCTTGTAAAGCACTTTCATCTATGTCGCCTTCTTTCACAGGACGACCAAATTTGTCACTATCAAAAGAATCTCGTGGTCCAGGACCAAAAGGACGCCAGTCTACGCCCTGCTCCCCGGCTCTTGTTGACATTGGATTTTTTTTGATTTTTTCATAATCAATGTTTGTTGGTCCGCCCATTGGATCATATTTTGCTTGTAACTCTTTCTCAATCTTTCTCATTACGTCTGGTGAACGAACATCTCGTACCTGAGACATGTACTCATCTCTATAAGCTGGATTGGTTTTTATTAGTTGGTCATGATATTGATCGCCAACTTGTCCGGCAAAGTGTTTCGCTGATCGATCTGCAAAACGCTGATCAGATGCAGCTTGGGCAGCACGGTTCTTGGCAATTCCCTCAGGATCACGCAAAAAATCCAGTGCATCTTCATCCACCTTGGGTTGATCTGCTGGCTTGGCTGGCTTGGCACCTTGTCCTGTTTGCTCTGGCTCACTTGACTTGTCTTTGACAAAACCCATTTTAGGTTTACTTTGGCCAGGTTCGTATTCAGCTTTAACACGATAACCTGGTGCAGCAGTATATTCTTCACCAGAATCAGTTGGCTTGATTGTGCCTTTTGCTTGTACACCTTCTGCAACTGACTTCTTGAAGCCCTGATACTTTTCTGCAAGTTGTCGTTCAACAGTTGCCACTGCTTCGGCAACCGCACCTTTGCTCTTTTCGCGAGCAGCTTTTTTCATTGGCTCAGTCTTGTTGCCATCTTTGTCAATGTCAATGTAATCAGGCTTGGCCTTTTTACTTTCAGTAAGACTCTGCTTGGGTGCTTCTAGGTTCTGCATCTTCTTCAAGATGTCATAGATGTTGTTGCTCATTTGTTTTTTCCTTTAGCCTGTGGTAATTTGTTTTGTTGGCTTCCTACTGGGCTCTTGCTGCCTTGTGGCAATTGATTGGTTGTTTTTGCTGCGGGAGTTTTTTCACTTGCCTGCTGCGAAGTTAACTTGGGATCTTTGAATCCGGTTAGCTTGGGTGATTGTTCTTCTAGTTCTTTTAGTAAACTATCCTTGCGCCGGTCGCCCACTAGTTCTTGTGCTCCGGCTACATCTTTAAGTTCGCTGTCTAATAGCAACGAACCTTCGTGATCTTTGCCATATGCTTCAAATGCATCATTGTCATCGGCCTGTTGTTTACCATATACACATACCCATTCGGCCTGCATACCTGTGCGCTCTTTAAGTAGCTGTGCAATTTGTACACCAGTGGTAGGGTACGACACTGTGGCTTCAAATTGCCAACATTCACAAGGTCCCCATTTTGGAAACTCTCTGTGTTCTTGTACTGGTAGACTTTTTGGTGTAGTAATATCAACCAACTCGTAAGCATCAAGTGCATTTTTGATTTCTTCCATGATATCTTTAGGATTTTGTTTGGCTACCTTGATCCTAAAAGAATAATTTGAGTTACGTTCGGCTATATAATCGTGAAGATTTTTCATAGTTAATCCTGTTTATAGAGTATTTATGTGTTTTTGTTCTTTTGAAGAATCTGATTCAATAAATCGTTGCGATCCAGTACTACACCCTGGCCGTCTACGGGTCTGCTGTCTGGATCATCTTTTGATGTCTGATGATCTAGTCTGGCTTTCTGAAGCTGTAGTTGTACCATGCGTAGCTTCTTGTCCATTTTGGCTGTTTTGGCAGTGATAGCATGCCCTAGCAGGGTGCCGGCAGTTTGAAATACTACACCACCAAAACGGGGATCCATGTTCATTCCTAAATCCATCAAATCTTCAAATTTTGTTTTGGCCAATTCAGCAAGTTCGTCCATTTCCGCATCGCTGGCTTCAAGGTCACGTACAGTAGGAAGTGCTATATCAATTTTGTCTATAGCATCGTCTACTCGAGCAATAATCTCTTTGTTTTCAATAATGGTTTTTAGTGCTTCAGACGATTCAGCAGAGTCTGTTGACGGAATATCCGGTAAGTCAAATAGTTCGCTTAATTTTTTAGTCATGCTCGTATTTACCGAGCTTTTCCTTGGTGGAACAGATCTGATTCTGTGACTACTCTAAAGCGTAACCCATTTTGTTGAGCCCAGGCATTGGCTGCTTGCCACTTGTGTGCATTCAATATTGCGGCTGCTTGATCTCTTGTGCTGCGTCCTGCTGCTTCTAGTGTAGTCTGTTTGCCGGGCTTGATTTCTATTAGTTCACCAATTTTGTTCCCGGATTTGTTTTGATATATGATCAAAAAGTCAGGAACATATATTGTGTTTCTGTTGGTAAACGGATTACGATAAGGTACGTGAACAGCTTCGCTGGCCCATTGTAGCACTGCAGGATTGTTGTCACAGAATCTCATAAAGCTGTGTTCCCAGCTGCTACGGAAATGAGGTACCTTTTTACCTACATATTTGTCAGGGTTGAGAACTTGATAAAATCCGTTGGCAAATTTACCCATTATGGAAGTATAGTCCTTGTGATATATTTGTTTTGTATTGGACGATTTTTTAAACCCAAGAAACTGGTACCAACACGTTCAAAATTTAAAAATAATGCAGTGTATGCGTTCAGGTCTCCCAATGGTACTTTTTTAAATTCGTCAAGTGCTGACATAGGATTTATGCCTTGCTTTATTGCTGTATAAATTACTGCGCTGGCCATAGCCCTGGCTGATTCTTTGTTGTCGGTTATTTGTTCAAAATATGCTATTACTGCTGCATCAACATTGCTACTTACGTCTATAGGAAAATTAAAAAAATTATTAAAAAATTTATCAGTGTTGGGAGGATCAATTGCATTGGTGTTGACTCTACTTAGATTGGTAGGGTATGGTGTCTGCGGATATTTTGTCTGTACCATTATTTGTCCTTTGCTACACGCTGATTACTAGGCACTCGAGGCAATCGTGTTCCCATATGACTAATACCGCTTGATCCTAGGTACTCTTGTTGTGTTGTTAAATTTTTGTTTGCAAGATCATCGACAGTGTTATTGGTACCAGTCCCAAACAATGCAGTTGTAAAAATCTTACTATTAGATTGAATCATATGATTACCTGTTGTGGCGGAGCTGGATTGGTAGAAGTTTTTCCTTGGTAACTTGCTGCCGAAGGTTGTGTAAAATAACTGCTGGTTAAATTATTTGCCACTTGAGGACTTGCGTTAATTTGTGAATTTTTGTAAGGTGTGGCAGCCAATGCACTACCCGACCGTGTAACATTGTTTGTACCCGTGGTAAATGCTGTAACCGAACTTAAAGCACCAGCTCCACCAAAGAATGCTTGCGTTTTTCCGGCCTCTTCTTGAGCAGCTTTAGCAGCGTCTACTGCCGCCGCAGATTTTATTCGTTGGTTGGCGGCTTCGATACCGGCCGTAAAGCTGTTTGAGGGAATAAGATCACTTGCAGTTGCTACCAATTTGCCTCCTGAATCTTTGGTGATATCGACAACTTTGTTTAAATTGGCGCCTTGAATTACTCCTTGTGCATCAGCTACTACTCCAGAAATATTTGATCCAGCAGCAGCAATTGGATTACTGGCGAGTGCAGTGGCAATGCCTCCGGTTACCACAGCAGCACCTGCAGATAGACTAAGCCCGTTACTGTTTACACTACCAGGTGCTGCTGTGGTTTGTGTGGCAAGTGCTGATTGAAATCCTTTACCATCGTTGGCTTGAACTCCACGATAAGGAATGTAAGTGGCATTCGTTGCTGCTCCAAAATTTAGTTGTCCGGTATTGCCGCCGTTGCGTAAAACATTGGTAAATGCCTGAACTAGTTCGCCCTGAGCCAGGTTGACTAAATCAACATTTTTGTTTTTTTGATAACCTCTTACCAGCTTAAATGCGCTAGAGCCCCAGTTACCGCCGGAACCATCAGTGATAACTTCATCTAGCACATTTACAAGACCACCTGGGCCCAGAATACTGTTTGTACCACCACCAGCTGGAGTTAGCGGGCTTGGTGATTTGTCATAAAATAAATCTGCAAATCCTCTGGCCACTCTAGTAGACCCGCCAGCATATAAAACTGTTTCGTAAGAAATGGTCATTGTATTTTCCAATGTACCATCTTGACCATTTTGATGCGTTCCGTGTCGATATCCTGTAATAATTGGATTTAGTAATGTGTATTCGCTGAATCTTTTTTGATGTAAACTGTAAATTCGTATGGCATTGATATATTGATTTTTAGGGCCGCCATTTCTTGGAGTGTAACCAAACTTGTTGAATAATGCCCGCTGGCCCAAAACTTGTTTGTTTGGAGCCATGTATATGTCGTTCAATCTACCAGTGGCATCGCCGTAATTGTTATCCATGTCTCTATAATAAAAATTATAGTAATCAAACCATAATTTTCTTATGATGTTTGCAGAGTCATCGTGAAACGTGATATTGACATCTTCATATCTGATTTTTGTTTGAACAAGCGAAGGTCTGTTGTAGTTGTTTAATGTTTTGCTGTCAACGCGAAATCTTGGTAAGTCTGCAGATTTAACTAGCATGCCTGCAGCGATTTGATGATCCCGTGCCATGGTAGTAAATGCAGGATTTAAATCAAAATACACATGAAACAACCACTGGTATTTTGGCGATCGCTCGTAGTTGTTATCTACAAACAATCTCGCAGCATGTCTGTAGTCTTTAACATTATCGCCGGTAGCGATCTGACTCAAGAAACCATCAAAAATATTAGGCATTATGTATCCACTTTTAATTATTTATGTCAAAAAAAAGCCCGGATTTAATCCAGGCTTAATTGTTTCAAGTAAACTATGATTAGCTTACACCAGTAATTACTGTACCTAGTGTTCTTCCTACCAGTGTACCAATACCTGTACCAGTTGGGCTTTGTATAGCATTGTCATACATAATACTCAACGCAATAGTAGCCGGACTATTTTCTCCGTATGCCATATCACCGTAATTTACTGTGCTTAATAGTGCGCCATACAATTCCCATGTTTCCAAGATGTTGGGTTGATTTGCACCATTACCACCATCTAGCATTTCAAATTTGAGAACAAACTTGTAATCAATACCACTAGCTGCCGAACTTTGTTCTGCAAAGTCAAATTGCTTCTGAATTTGTTCGCCGACTAATTTACTTACATTGCCGCCTGCGTCATCACGCAATGTGACCGTAACCGCTTCCCAAGTTGGCTTACCAACCAAGTTTACTTTTGAGTTATACACATCAATAGTAAACGGATTCATATTCAAATTGGGACGACTGATACTGTCGACTTGTTTTGTGAGTTCAACCCTGTCTGTGCTTACTCCAAAATTTTCAAATACCGCACGGAAGCGATATTTTAATTTTGGCATTAGCAAACCTTGTGCGCTGGCACTTTGATTTGTTGCTAAAGGAACTGTAAATTTGTTTAGTGAGGCAATTGCCATTTTTATCTCCTGTTATAGGTATTTACCAAAAATTAGTTGGGATCTATTGGAGCCACCGGGACTCCAATATATACCTATATTATACTCCTGCTGCAATATCACCTGGATTCTTCAATCGAATCGGGATGTAAATAAATTCAACATCTTTCATTGGTTCAATTGCAATATCAACATAAAGCTCGTTACGTGCAATACGTGTCGGGGTGTTGTTTGTATCATCACACACAACAAGATAATCGTATACACCACGCTTGGCTACCAAGTCGTTAATTGCGCCACTGATAACATTCGAGATCTGATCTCGTGTAATCTTGTCGTTTGGTTCAAACAAGAACCCATTACCAGCAGTTGCAAGTATGGTACGTAGATAGTTTACCAAACGTGCCACATTAATACGATCCAAACTACTTGCAGTTGGGTTACGAGTCTTCTGTCCCCATACTACCAATCCAACTCCAGGTAAATTAGTGATTGGATTAATTCTGTTTTCGTACAGGGTGTCTCTTAGTCCTTGGCGAATACCGTCAAATGTGAATTCGCCAGTGTTAGGGTCAATGTAACCAATGCTGCTTGCATTATCAACTAAACCACGACGTGTACCTGCTGGAGCGAACCACTGATAACTTACATTATCATTGAAGATAATTGTACGTAGTGCCATATGGCTTGCAGGAACAACGATAGTGTTGCCTTGTAAATCTGAAGATTGACCACATGGGTAGTATACACCCAAATACGGACTAGCAGTTGCCAAGCCGTCACCGTTGGTGTTGTTGCTCCAATTGGCAATATCAATTGCATTTGGTGCAAGACGCATAGGAGTATCACCTACCACAAAGGCTGTTTGAGAACGATCGTTGTTTAATGCAATCATCTCGTCAATCACTTCAGGATACCCAGGACATGCAATTAGATTAAATTGGAACTGATCTTCACGCACTTCTGTGTTAGCAATAATTGCTGCTTGCATTGCCGCAGTTACCATGCGTCTTTGAGCCTGACGACCCATATATGGACTACCATTGTCTTTTAATCCGCTGGCTGTTTGCCATGTATCTTTAATTGTAGGCAAGGTACTGCTTGCACCAGGGACTGCTGGTAAATCAGGATATGCATTAGCATTAAATTTGTTGCTTACATATTGTTTTACGTTATAGCCGCTGCGACGTGTGTTGAATAACAACATACCACGTGGATATAGTCTGTAGTCTGGTGCATCTTGATCAATGTAATTGCTTGCCAATAGATCAGTGATTGAAGGCAGTGACCCAGTAATAATGTCTGTTGTGCCGTCAGTGTCCCAACGAGCATCTGCAAATAGAATACCATTCTGTCCCACTTGATCTGTGTTGTCTATTAGAATCCAATCTGCGCCATCATAACGATAAAGTACAGGATAGTTTTCAAGATCACCGCTGTCTAACCAAAGGTCTCCGGCTGCTAATGCAGTTACTCCATCGCTTTGAAATTCTGGTTCACTGGCAGTAACAATAACTCCATTTGGGTCAGTATTTGATAATGCATAACCACGTGCATCAGTTTTTCCTGCCCAGTACGAGTTTTTATAGCCTTTCCAACCACCAATGTCGTTAATCATGATATCAACAGTAGCAGGATCACTGTAATACCATAATGTACCCTCGGCTGGCGCCTGGTATGGCTCTGTTGTGCTGTAGGTATATGTTAGTGATTCCCAATTGGTCAATGCCAACGTAGTGCCATAAGCAATAGTACCAGTGGTATTGGTCGTAAATCCAGCATCTGCTGTAGGATTTCCAACAACGTCTGTTAGATAAATATCACCGCCGTAAATGTGAGTGAAGGTTATAATACTGTTTGTTATACTGACATTCAGCTCTGGTATATCTAGTGCTAACACGTCCGAAACAAAACTTGCAGGAGTAGTGCTTGTAAGTGTTACTGTATATTCTGTAATGGTTGCTGAGCCAATGGATGTTACTCCAATTGTCAATTGGTCACTGGAAGTAAACGGATTAGCAGCCAATGAAGATCCACTAACAGTTGTTCTTCCAGTTACACGACGACGGAATGGCTTAAACGCATCAGTATCGTCTCTTAAAGGATCCCATCCAATCCAAACTGTGCCGGCTACAATACCGTTGCCGCCGCCTGCTGGATCTAAACCATAAAGTGCATCTTCAGCACGATTAAAGAACTCTGTGGCCAATGTAGCAAAAGTTTCAGTAGTACTGCTGTAGCGTTTGATTACTACATCAGCACCACTACCAGTGGCTCCAACTTTCATGAACATGCTTCCGGTAGGACGCGGAACAGTATCGGTACTGCGCCAGCTAGGCATTTCAGCAAAGGTACCAAAGGTCAATATTGGATTTGCGTATGTACTACCAGAAGTTCCCAATCCTAAAGTTGCCATTGGAGTACCGCTTGAGTTTGCTATAGTAATTTTGCCGTCTGCAGTAACGCCATTGCTTTGTGCTGCATCAGTTGCATAAATTTCTAATCTGCTATCTATATAAGCAGCAGTGACACCAGTAATTGCCGCGCTATTGATTGCAGATACAACTTGTGCGATAGTTCTTGCTGATCCAGTATTACCAACAGTAACAGTAGTTCCGTTAATTGTCAATGCTGCTGCCGGTGTACTTGAAGCGATTGCAGTGGTTGAACTGGTTGCAAAAGTAACTGTGCCTTTAATTGTAGCCCAACTTTGTGCCCATGCATCTGTTCCAATTCTCACCCATATATTGCTTCTATTTTTGTAGAACAAAATTGCATTGCTACCAGTACCAAACGATACTGCATAGCTACCAATTTGTCCAATGTCACTGTCAGGTACATAAATGCCACTGCTTAGAGTTTGATCTGTAGTGGTTGTTACCAATAACGGGGTCTTTAGAACAAATTCGCTATTGATTGCGTCCCACTCGTTAATTCCCCAAACACTTTCAGTTAAATCCAACCAGTGTGTGCCGTCTGCTACTGCTCCAGTAGGACGAACACTTGTACCTATCAATTCGTTTAAATCAACATCGGCGCGAATAGCAAAAATTCTGTTTACATTGCCTAAAATACTGTATGCAGTCATTAGACCATATTCGTTTCTTTCGTCGCCGTTTAGCGGAGTTCCTGCTGCACTTTGCTGGAAGCTTGGATAGCCCATTGCAGCAATAAGTTCGCGTTGACTGGAATATGCAAGTAATTTTCCTGCTCTAGCAGCAGTTGTATCAGTGGCTGAGCCACCTGACGGATTACTCTTATCCTGTGCTGTTGCCATTATGATAAGTGGTACTGTACCTACTGCGCCTGGTACATATTGACTTTCATCTGTTACGGTAATTTCAATACCTGCTGATACTAGTGCCATGTTTTTATCCTTTAACAAAACATTTTAAAGTATTTATTAAAAGCTCGTTATTTTGGGCGGATATGAGGTGCCTTTAAAAGGTTTTACTTATAAATAGTAGTATGGAAAGACCATTGTGTACTGTATGTAGAGGTAATTTGGCTGCTATAAACTATCGAGCAGGCGGCAAAACCTATTATAGGCGTATCTGTGCCAGCTGTGCTAGAAAAGGCAAGCGAGTAAAGGAATTACCAGCCTGGACCAAGACTGGATATAAGAAAAAGTTGGTCTGCGAACGTTGCAACTTTAGTGCTAAAACACCGCAACAAATTTTTGTATATTATATAGATGGTAATCTAAAAAATAATATCTGGTCCAATTTGCGCTGTGTTTGTGCAAACTGTAGAATTGAATTAAATCACGGTAAAACTACCTGGCGGGAAAGTCCGTTGGTAGCAGATTATTGAGTTGTTGATATAACCACTCAACCGATCCGTTATTGTCAATTTGATAGTTAAAAAAAGTACCCACCCATGCCCATTCTGATTTATGCACTTGTGGGTATCGTTGAGGCATAAGCTGATGAGCATCTTCTAACAGCCATTGCTGATCTTCAGGTGTGGTATTTTCTGTTACAGCACAATCGTACCATTCAGGCAGTGGGCCTCGTTGAACCCAAACTATAACGCCGCCTGCATTTCTAATAGATTTAATTTCGTTAGGAAATCTAACGTCACTGATAACTGTGTGCCCGGTGCGATGCCGAAGTCTATTCTCAAGTGCTGCAATCCAAATATCATCATGAAAACCATGCCGACATACTTCGGTACCCCAGTATTGTAGCACCCATCGTGGTGTCAAATTGGGCATTTTTAATCTTTTGGCCCACCATGTATCTACTTGTTCGCGCCAGGCTCGAGCTTCTGGGGTCAATCCTTCTAACAATTCCCTATCCCACCCAAATACTGTGGCCACTGCATCTTTTAGTGCACCGGCATAACTATCACGTTTGAATCCGTGCTGTGCTACCAAGTAGTTGGCCGCTGTATCTTTGCCTGAACCAATGAACCCGCAAATACCTATGATCATAAAAAATGCTCCCTTAGGAGCATTTTAGTTTATTTGCCAACAAAAGTCAAACACCGTACTTGTTCTTTTTGGGCTTTGCTACTGGGCTGTCCTTTTGTATTGTTGGTCCTTCTTGACTACGTAAATCGCCATGATTCATATCTTCGTGATTGGCATTTACCGCTTTATACGCCATTTTAAGCATGTCTTGCTCTTCTTGTGTATAAGGCGCAGTAATTTTCCATTTACCAACCCAGGAATCCTCATCTACTTCTGGTACAGTTTTACCGTCAGTGGCTGCTAGTGCCAATCCCAATCGGTACAATGTATAATCGCTATTCCAACGTGCGCCATCAGTAAACCTGTTCAGTCCTCGTGTGGCTGTTCTGACTCGATCTGGAATCTCGCCATGACTTTCTTGTATAATATCTCGTATTTTCATTATCCTATTACCCAGGTCATTGGATATGATCCATCCACATAATCTTTTAGTTCTTGCTCGAGCTTTTCCATTTCGGCGGTAGCTTCGCCTTTCAAGGTAGCACCATTTAACTGTGTACCGCCTTGTGGGCCAGCAATACTAGCAAACTTTTCTCTTGCTTCGCCCACAATACGTTTGGCAAAGCTATACGCATATTCCTGTATCCACGGAAAAGCCTGATAGTCATTTAACAGCATACTGTCAGGTTTGTAATTGTATAGGTGTAATAGCACATCCTCAAATCCATTGGGATCTGCATTTACACCTACATAAGGAATTTTTCTGATCAGTGTTAATTTTTTAGTAGTTTTGTTAAAGGTATAATTCAAATAGCCACCAAACATACGCATAGCCAGTTTCTGATAATCAACAAATAATTCGTAGTTTAATAGTCCGCCTACACGCCCTGCTACCAGCATGTAGGTATTCAAGTAGCCCGAAGCAAATGGTTCAAATTGACTGGCTGTGGTACCTGAAACAGATCCTATGCCCCTACGATATGCAGCACGAACTTCCATTACTATGCTAGGCAAAATAATTTCTTGTGTTTCTGGAAACAGTTTTAGAAAGGCGTAACTTTCTTCTTGGCTGTTGCTGGCTCGTTGCCTGTATTTCAACAACGCTTGATTAATGGCCATTTCATAATGCTCTTTGTCAAGCTCAACATCTACTATACCATCACCTAGTCGCATACGGACATAATCAGTGATTGCAGCTCTTCGCTGATTCAGCGAATCTAGCCATTCGGCATTTTCGTCATATTCGATGTGTCCGTTGCCTGATCCTGTATTGGGATTATAAAGGCTATCGGACTTTAAATTGCCGTTGGCATAAAAGTAGGTTGTATCAGCTACTACATTGCCAGTAAAAGGATTGGACATTCATGCTTCCTATAGTTCAGTATATTTATTGAACTTTTAGTAGAATCATGTCCAAATTTATGCGCCCATTGCCCTGTGTTTCTGTGGCTTTGATTTCGTCCAAAAACTTGCGTAACTGCACTTTGGTAGCTTTGGCAAACTCTTTTAGCTTTTCTTCGGGCTTACGTAGGGTTTTGCCCACACTCTTTGCAGTATCAAAGTTCGTAATACTAGTGCCTTTGATGCCCAGCGGTCCTGTTAGGCTGTCTGCGATATACTTGTAAAGTTTACGAGTTTTGGTATTGTAGCACCAAAGTTCTTGAGCTCCAATGATGTCTACGGGATTAACACTGACCAGTTTCAGCGTCTTTTCCTCTTTCAGATATTTGAGCTTGCTGACAACCTTTTCTTTGTTAGGAGCACGTTTTACTCTGGCTTTTTTGGTAGCCTTTTTGACCCGACGATATTGGTCAACTGCTGTTTGAATTGCATCCAGAAATGCAAAGTGTCGCTTGAAGTCTGCTGCTTTCATATGCTTGTAGGCTTCAACAAACTGTTCGTCGAGCTTGTCAATTGCCGCCGTAAGGTACATGCGGTGCGTGTCTGCATAGTCTTGAAACTTGCCTAATTGTCCCTGTGGTACATTGTTGGCAACAAAATAATCATAAGCTTTGGGATCAACTGTACCTCCGGTTACTACTTCGTCATACAGTCCTTCAAAGTGAGCAAGATGCTCACTTGTTTTTTCGTTCAATCTGTCTTGAATTGTGGGTATTTTACTTGGTGCTGTTACTTCTGCTGGTTTTGCACCAGTTGCAGAATCTTCAGGTTCTGAATCAGCTGCTGTAATCGCATTGTCAATTTGTTGTTTGAAATAAGTTAATTCTTTTTCTCGAAACGGCATGCCTTGACGATGTGACATAAGCAAGCCGTATGCTGTCATCGGAACAGCACGGTCCGAGCTACGAATAAATGCACTCACGTCTGCTTTACTGTATTTGTTTTCTTGCATCCACTTGACCATGTGCTTTTTAAGGTCTTTTTGAGCATAAAAGTAATTGTAATAGAAAAAACTTTTACGCAAAAAGTGATCAAATTCTTCTTGCGACATTTTTAATGCACGTTCAGTGTCCCAGACTGGTTCGCTGCCGGTGTACTTTTCGTCAGTGAACAAAGGGTCGCGTGTTTTTTTAGGTGCTTTTTTGGGTGCTTTTACGCTTTGTGCTAGTGCCATTTTTGCTCCTTGTTACTTAGAATACAACATTATACTACTCTTCTGGTTTTGTGTCAAGCAGTGTCGCAAACATGAGCCATTGTTGCAATTCCAATAACTGTTGTCTACATTTTGCTAACTGCTCTAAATACTGTGTAGAATTGTGTGTTCTGCGGTAGTCGACTTCACAGCGGCTCAATTTAGTAACACTATGGTACAAATTATCATGCATTTTAAACAACTGGCGCCGATGTTGTTGATTATACAACGGACGTATTTGACCGCGTAGTTGTTGATTTACTAATGCCCAGTCGTCTAATGAATTGAATTCACACATAACCATAATTATACACTTTACGCTATTTTCTGTCAAATTGGGCATAAACTAAATACTAGATAGTAAGGATATAACAGTGCCAAGATTATCACTTTGGAAAGACGGAGCCCATACAAACGACTACAAATACATGGATCGTAATATCAGTGAGATGTTCACTATAGGCGGCACCGGTATTTTAGTACACAAATATTTAGGCACCATTGAACAAAATTTAACCAAAACAACCAGTGCCGCACAGGGTGCAACAGGTACAACCTTGACTTTTGCATCAACTGCTGACATTGATCTAGGTATGTTTGTTACTGCAACTGGTGTGACAACAGGAACCAAGATTGCAGCAAAAACAGCTAATACAGTGACCTTGAGCGCAAGCACCACTAGTGTATTAGCATCTGGCTCAACTGTTAAATTTTATACTGACGCTGCCAAACCAAGTTATATAAATCAAAGTGCTGCAAATATCCAGGACTTGCTTTTTCTTGAAAATAGAGATAGGAAATATGATACTGACGTTTACAGCATGCGAGGCGTCTACCAAACACAAGATGTAACATTCGATCTCAGTCAATTTGGTATGTTTTTGCAAACTGGTACCCTGTTTATGGTGTTTCATATCAACGACATGGTTGCCACACTAGGACGTAAATTAATGCCCGGAGATGTAATTGAGTTAATGCATCTCAAAGATTATTATCCACTAGATGACAGTTTGCCTGTTGCTCTTAAAAGATTCTATGTAATTAGCGATTGTAACAATGCCGCAGAAGGTTATAGTGCCACTTGGTGGCCACACCTATGGCGAGTTAAAATCAATCCGTTAACCGACAGTCAAGAATACAAAGATATATTGAATCAAATCAAGGTTGACACTGATCCATTTACAGGTAATACCGGCAATGTCACCCTGGGATCTGTTAGTAGTATTATCAACAAATATCTTGAAATCAATGACGCTATTCTACGTGAAGCCGAAACCAATGTTCCGTATTCTGGATACGACATTGATCATATTTACATCAAACCCGAAGACCCTGTGAATGGTCCAGGTGATCCTTCGGGTGTGACTGCCGATAACGGCTCAATAACCGCCGACGATACAGTGATAGATTCGGATGCTGGTATTGATAGTCCAACAGCAACGGTTCAGGGTTATTTGACTGGTGATGGGCGAGCGCCAAATGGACTGCCAGTATATTCAGGTATTGCATTTCCTTCTAATCCATTGGTTGGAGCTTATGCCTTGCGTACCGATTACTTGCCAAATCGTTTATTTAGATGGGACGGGCGCCGTTGGGTCAAGATTGAAGACAATGTTAGAACCACATTAACACCAGGGGTCAATAGTCAGACATTACGTAGCGGGTTTATTAACAACTCCAACACCTATGTCAATAACACAGGCGAAGTAACAGAACGACAAAGCCTCAGTCAGGCACTTAAACCAAAGGCAGACAATTAATGGCACAACAGTTTTTTTACGATGCACAAATAAGACGATTCTTGATTCAATTCATGAGAATTGTCAGTAACTTTGAAGTTGAGTTTGGTAAAGGGGAGGATGGTACTAGAACTTTACAAAGAGTGCCTGTGTACTACGGAGATCCTAGTAGGCAAGCAGCCGCAATATTAAGACAGAACAGTGAAAACATAATAAATGCTGTTCCCGCGATGAGTGCATATATTAGTGCGTTTACTTACCAACAAGACCGAATGCAGGAGCCTTACTTTGTTAGCAAGATGCAGATGCGCGAAAGGCAATATGATCCAGAAACAGGATTGTATAATAGTCAACAAGGGGATACTTATACCATTGAACGCCTGATGCCTGTACCATACAATTTGGAAGTCAAATTGGATGTATGGACTAGTAATACCGAACAAAAAATGCAACTGATTGAACAGTTGGCTGTGTTGTTTAATCCAGCATTTGAAATACAAAGTACAGACAATTATATAGACTGGACCAGTCTGAGCTATGTACAATTATCAAATATGCAGTGGAGTTCAAGAACTGTGCCAACTAGTACAGAAGAGCCAATTGATATTGCTACACTTACTTTTAGTATGCCAATTTGGATTAGTGCGCCAGCAAAGGTAAAGCGGCTTGGTGTGATACAAAAATTCATTGGTAGTCTATACGACGAAACAGGAGCATTCAGTGAAGAAACACTTTTAATTAATCTTGCATCACGAAAGTATGTTACACCGCTTGATTACGGAATATTGTATGCTGGTAACCAGATGCAACTGTTAAAGCAACAAGAAATTGCCACATCGCCAAACAATGTCACTATTAATAACGTTGCTCCTCCCACAACATGGAAATCTGTTATTGAAATATACGGAACGTTAATAACCGGTGTTACAGAAATTAGATTAGCTTTACCCAGTGGTGCAGAATTAATTGGAACCATTGCATATCATCCAACTGATCCTTATATTATATTGTTTGAGCCAATTGAAGATACTATGCCAACAAACACATTGAATCCGGTTAATGCTATCATTAATCCTAGAAATGTTGCAGTGGATAGCAGTCTATTATCACCAGCAACTAATTCACGTTATTTGTTGACTGCTGCAATTGGCAACAGCGGTAACACCGAAGGTAGCGTGATATGGAATGCCCTAGTAGCAAATGCTAACGATATCATCGAATTCAATGGTTCACAGTGGCAGGTGGTATTTGACAGTGCAAATGAAACATCAACAGAGTATGTAACAAACACCTTGACAGGAATCCAGTATAGATGGACCGGCGAAGAATGGGTTAAAAGTGTGGAAGGTGTATATCGAGGTGGTGAATGGAGTCTAATCATATAGGATGTGGTGCATTAGTTTATAGTATTCAAACTAAACGGTATCTGTTCTTATTAAGAAATCAAAAAAGACATGCAGGATCATGGGGCCTAGTTGGCGGCGGTGTTGAGTCACACGAAAGTCCTACCGAAGCACTGCAAAGAGAAATTTGCGAAGAAATTGGCGCAATTGTCTACAACAAAATCATTCCATTGGAAAAATTTACTAGCGACAACGGAACATTTGAATATCACACGTATGTTATTCTGGTTGACGCTGAGTTTGTTCCTGTACTAAACAACGAGCATCGTGGATATGCTTGGACCACAATTGAAGATCATCCCAAGCCATTACATCCTGGTGTATGGAGAACTTTTAATTTTCGAGTTATTTTAGAAAAAATTAAAACAGTTGAAAGTGTGTTAAAGATCACACTCAATGACCAGTTGTCTGAAATCAATCCTGCGTAAGTTCGTAAAGCCTCGCCAAGCTTCCGGCATATATCCTCTACCCGAACTGTTAACTAATACAAAATCTACCAACGGATAAGTTTTGAACACATGTGACATTGCTAGACTCCAAAAAGCATCATTGCTGTCTGTTGCGACAGAGCTATACCCGTTGGTGTCAGCATAAACATTGTTACTCGTACCAGATGTATCGTTTCCATCATGACCCAACAAATACACTCGAGAATGACCATCAAAGCATGCCAAGTAAGCGGCAACGGCTCCTGCATTCCAATTTGGATCTTGTGGTATCAAATGAAATTTACCAGGATACGATAAAATTTTTCCAGTATCAGAATAAACCACATGAGTATCACAATAGCCGCTAGCAATTACTTCTCTTGCTACAGTAGATCCTGTTACTATTAAAAAATCTGGATCAAAGTTTCTGTATAGAGCATTGCAACCGTATGTTTGTAATTGCTTTTTTTTAAGATTGTTTAAATCAAATGCTAATCTATCAACACCATTACCTATTACAATGGCTGATTTACCAAATCTATAATTGTTTAGCACTCTTGGTACATATTCTTTTTCGTAGGTCCATTTGCTGTTGTTGTATGCAGCCATAGAAAATACCTCTTCACCACCATAGGTATTACGAAAAACACGCTTGATTGTTTGCATTAAGATTTTCCTACAACAACCTCAATTGTTGCAACAACTGGCTCGGTGATATCTGCCAATGCTTTTCCTAACACACAACCTGGCTGGAATCTAGTATTGTCAAGTGCTTCAGCAACACCCGGAGTGTCGCTGGTCACTAACAAAGTACCTCTAGCTACTGGCCCTTTGACAAAACAAGGAACACGACCCAACAGTGCAACAGATATGTTACCTTCCATTGCATTCATTAGATAAGCTGGATTGGTTGAAACAATTCCTGCTACTGCGGTGTCGTAACTGGATGACGAAATAGTGACTTCGTTTGAACCACCAAACACCAACACTGTGCCAGGTGGATAAATCTGATCTGCTAGGTAATTTTCTGCCAAGTCAGCGTAAAGTGCTTGAGAAGCTATACCGTAGATCGTAGACCAAAATCCAGTGGTTGACCCAAGATTATATGTCAAGTTTGCGCCAGGAACAATATTACCAGTAACTGTTAGATCACCACTGAATATTGGACTTATAAAAGTTTTGTTTGTTAGTGTTTCTGATCCTGCTAGAGTGGCAAAATCACCATCACTCAATGCAGCATTAAACTGTGCAATTGTTCCCGACAGCGTATTGTCTGCTAGATTAAATGTCTTGTTTGTTAGTGTAGCTGAGCCTGCTAGAGTAGCAAAATCACCATCACTCAATGCAGCATTAAACTGTGCAGTTGTGCCCGTCAAAGTATTATTGGTTAGATTGAATGTTTTGTTTGTCAAAGTACCTGTTGCATTGAATCCGGCCAACGAATATCCGCCAGCTGTACTTCCGTCATGCACACGCACAATTCTATTTGTAGTATCGACTGTAATTTCGCCAAGAGCTCCAGTAAATGCATCATTTTCTGCAGAAGAGCCCCGTCTAATTTGTACTTGGATCGCCATATTTTTTACCTTTGCTAAGTTACATTTTATTTGTTGTATTTAGCTGATTTTGGTTTACTCAGGTTTTGGGTACTGCGTTTTAACTGCGTCAATTGCTTGTTGCCATGTATCAGTTCCGTTTACTTTGTCCCAGTACAGCATATCCAGCTGATCTTGTATTCTTGGGTACACTTTGACACGGTCTCTGCGGTATTGGGCGTTTTCCCATTCTGTTCTTAATCTAGCAGCTTCGGCTAGAACTTCCGCTTCGGTGGGTATAGTTTGGGTAGAATCTGTCCACTCAATGCTGGCGTAGGATTCTTCTCCGCGAATTACCCAAGTTGCTCCTGGGCGTAGATTAGTAAGTGCTTGTGATATCATAGTGTTTCCATTACAAAAATGTTTGATGTTAATCGTTCAAAACTGGCAGCGGTGTCTGTGTCAGTAGCTGTTCTATTTGTGTACAAGGTTTGAGAACTACTGTGCAAAAAGGTCGCTTGATAAGTTACTGGATCAGTTGTACCCGGACTGTCAATGTAGTAATATTGTATTAGTTCAGGTGTACTGGCAAAATCACCGCTGTGATTATAAGAACTAGTAAGTGCGGCCATGCTAGACATTCTTGTACCAACATTCAACGGAACTCCAATTGGAGATCCATTTCTTTTTAAACCAAACATACAATTATAAACATCCGCTACACCCAATTCACCTGACCATCGTACTACTATTAAAACTTTTGAACTAGCTGAACTTGGTTTTACTGTGGCTCGTAAACCGTCTATGTCAGTTAGTGTAAACGCTGCTATACTTTGTGTGGTTGCCGAATTCAAGTAAGTTTGTGCAGATTTTGGCAATCCCGTAGTACTGGCGTCCGTGTTTGGAAATTTTATGCCATTTACCTTTAAAATACCAGTAACTGGATTATAAAGCAAACTAGTATCTCTAAGACTGTTGTATACATCGCCGGTCACTTGTGACTGCAAATTTACATTATAATCTTTATTTTCTGCGGCTATATAAATTGGCAATTCTGAATACATAGGCATGTCAAGCAAGCTCCGTTAATGTAATACAACAAGTGCCGCGTTCGTAACCACTGGTTTGATCAATATCACCCACTGTTCTATTAGTATATAATGTAATATTTACATACGAAAGAAAAGTTACTGCATAGGTACATGGTAAGGTTGTTCTTGGAGAATCAAGATATGAAAAATTCACCGGTTCTGGTGTACTATTATTGTCTGCTACCCAATACGATAGGGTGGAAGTTTGTATTCCCCAAAGCCTAGATCCTGGGTTGACCGCTGGACCAATTGTACTACCATTTCTTGCCAACCCCCACATGGAGTTGTAAACATAATTATCGTTGCCGTATTCGCCCATCCATCTTACAGTAATAAAAATTTTACTGTTCGTTGATCTAGGTGTTATTGTAGCACTTAGACCAACTACTTCTGCTCTATTTTGAGCAACAAAAGACTGAGTACTAGGAATGTTAATATAAGTTTGCACAGATCTTGGCAAGTGACTTTCTACTGTGCCGTTGTTTTTATATTCTATCTTGTTTACTGATAAGATTCCAGTAACCGGATCGTAAGCTAATTTAGGATCAACAAGTTGATAGTTTGACGATCCAGTGGTACTAGATTGCATGGCAACATAAGTTTGTAACGCTTGACCTGTTGCATTGATAATTGGGATAGATGGAGACTTATACATTATACTGTCTCTATTGCAATTATTGACGATGTACCACGTTCGTAATCTGTTGCTTGATTTACATCACCAACTGTTCTGTTTGTATACAAAGTCAGTGCTGCTGTTCCAGATAGCACAGTAAGCTGGTAAGTGACTGGCGAGGTTGTTCCTGGACTATCAAGATAGTAAAAAGATAATGCTTCGGGGGTGCTGTTATCATCGCCCGCGGGGGTATAATAAGAATTGGCTGACATTGCCATACCGCCGGTTCTGTTTCCTGTATTAAGTGGAATTCCAATGGGACCACCGTTTCTTTTTAATCCATACACAGTATCCCACCCTGATGTGGTTTGATGTTCACCAAACCAATTAATAAACACAATAATTTTGCTGGAAATTGAACTTGGTGTTATTGTAACTTCAAAAGGAATTAAATCAGTGAGACGACCTTGTACAATTGATTGAACATACGGCAAATCAATATAATTAACTACTGATTTAGGAAGTCCAGTAGTGGTAACTCCTGCTGTTCGATATTGAACTCCACCTACTGCCAAGGCGCCAGTGGCCGGATTATAGGTAAAATTTGGACTTACAAAATTGATACTGGATTCTTGAAAATCCGTTGGTTGCAACCCAACATAGTAAAACCCAGGTTCGGCAGGGACTCGAGCAATTGATAACAACCCTTTTCCTGCCATATTGTATACCTTTACGCTTGTGCCTCAGTCCAGGACAAACGTGCTGCACACGACGCGGTACTTGTTCCAATATTTTGTGCCACAATGGTAACAACGTCCGGGCCATCTGGATAGAACGCAGTATTTGCAGCAGATTGGCCACCACCCAAAATACTTGAACCCATATCACGAACCAGGCTAAGTTCTTGCTGTGTGGTAGTAAAGTTTGCACCACCAGCAGTGTCTAGGTAGAAACCATATATTGTTTCGCCGCCGCTCACGGTAGTAGTAGCAGTATGATTGATATATTGTGCCAAGCTTGATCCACCAACGTTGGTCCAGCTAGGTGTTGCAATGTTTGGTGTACCATTTAGAACTAGTGTGACCAAGAACTGTCCTGAGCTAAACAAGTCCAGCTGACGTAAAACCATCTGCATACGATTGACAATTTCACGTGATCCCAATGTAGAACCAGGAATACCATTGCTTACACTAGGTGCAATTCTGAAGCTCATTAATGCTGCTTGTCTACCACCACCAGCTGCAGTAAATGCCAGAGTACTTGTCATACCTTGTGTAAACACGAACGATTTATCGTCATCGTATCTACCGTCCATGATAACACTGGTACCCCAGTGGCTGATTACTGGACTAAAACTAGGGCTGTGCAATTCAACTGCCACCGGAGCGGTCGGAGTGACTGTAAACGACTGGGGCCCACCAGTGCCCATTGTACCAAAGATCATGGCTTGAGTGGTGGACGAAGTAACTGCTTCAGACAGTCGAATACTGGTATTTGCCACTACACTAGATACAAACGTGTCAGCTGGTACTCCAGTTCCTACCACATATTGACCAGCTCTGACATTTATGGTATTACTGGTAGTAACCACTGCACTGTTTGCTGTTTGTGTAACTGTTTGCGTAACACCCGGTGATCCTCTTGTGACACCAGTAAATAGTGGTCCAAAAGTTAATGCCTGGTCACTGGTAAAAGTGGCAGGTTGACTAATAACCACAGACGTATTTGTAGTCACACTTTGTACTGTGGTGCCTGCTTGAATACCGTTGCCACTGATGTACTGTCCAACTGCTACACCAGTAGTGTTTGTGCCAGTCATGGTGCGACTACCAGCAGTGATGCTGAACACTAATGTAGCAGCACCACCTTTACCGGTATATTCAACAAATTCAGTAGCAGATTGATTGTGTATCCACAGTACACCGGCATTTGGAAACTCTAAATGTGTACTAACAGCTATAGTGGCATCTGACGTCCCTAGAGTCTGTGCCAGGACAGCAGTCTTGCTTAATGTGTTTACTTCGTATCGTGCTGGTAAATTGCCAGAACGCATGTATGCTTCGTAGTTGATATTGTTGTTTACTTGTTTGTGACAATATATAATATCACCGTTGGATCCTCGGAATCCCCAACGAATAAATCCGGCGCCGTACCATGAATAATCCATGTAGAACATCTGCATACGGCCTAAATCTATTCGATAGCCACTAGGCCCGGTGCCGTCGCATCTGTCTATGTTCCACTGACTCTGCGGAATTCTCTGATCAATGGTTTTGGTAATTACTGCGTTATTTGCAGAAACAAGACCTCGATATGGCGGAGTTATAGTAAAACTGCTATCGCTGAGAATATCAACCACGCGATAGGTTGAACCTTTGATGTTTATAAAATCGTGTGGAATAAGTTGTCTAGCAAATGTTGGTGTAGCAGCATTGTTGGTAGCAGCACTGATTACTGCGCCGCCAGTTGCCACGTTGGCCAAACAACCAATTTGAAACGTTGAACTGCGTTTTACTGCATACAACTGCTGACCATCATATTCAAAGAATATGCCATTTTGATTGTCAAACATACCCAGTCTAACACTTGCTCCGTGCCAATTGTTAATAGTAACAATAGGAAAACCAGTGGCCGTTACACTACTAGGTACAGTCAATGCAGCGTAAGTGAATCTATAACGATCCAGACTGTCAACTATAGTAAATGTACCGTTGTACGCAAATTCGTTACAACCATCTATGGTAATAGATATACCCGGCGACAAAAATTGCGGTGACTTTGTGGTTACTGTAACCACAGATCCGCTGCTGGTTATACTGTCCACCTGTAGGCTGGGCCTAACAACTGTACCAGTACTCATTTGAATGCCTTTACCAGACTGGTAACGGAAATATCTACGAGTTTGTCTGATGATTTGTTCATTATGACTTGCAGTAAATGTACTGAATTGTACACCGCCGTCGTATGCTCTATGTAAAAACTGTCCTTGTGGTCTAACATACAATGCACCACCTGATGGATTACCGCCTGGTGCTGTCACACTGTAGTAACTAAATGCTGAGCTGTTACTTAATCCGGAAACTACCCACGATCCGTTTGCATTGGTCTGATTGGTACCAGACACTGCAATTTCATTTCCCACAGATAAGCCATGCGGTTGACTGGTAACCACATTGATTAAATTACCACTGAATCCCATACTGCTATATGCAATAGCGGCATTACTGAATAAACTACCAGAATATGCAGCGGTTACGCCGCTGACAAAAATACTACCGGTTACCCCAATATATGCACTTCTGGCAGTATACGAAAAACTGACGCCAGCCGAAACACTGTCTATAATATACAACCCATCGGCGCCAGCAAACAAGGTATCAATTATATAAACTGCTGTTCCAGCAGCTGGCGGACTACCAGTCAACACTGTGATTGATCTTGAACCGTTGGTGGCATTTACTCCAGTTACAGCAATTGGTGTATTGGTATTGTAAAATGCAAATGGACGATTGTTAGTGAGTCCTAAACTTTCCCACTTGGTAGCCTGTGTAGAATATTCAAAGTCGGTGTCAATCAGGGCCTGTGGCTGACTGACCCGGAACTTGTTTACAGGATCAGTGTATAATTCACTAGGTTTAAAACTTTCGTCAGGCTCGTCAATTACAATTTGTAATTTATCTGTGCTGGTCAGTGCTGCGGTATTGTAACTCAGTATTACTGTTGTGAAGGTATTATTAGCACCATCTGTTGCAATGGAATGGCTGACAAATTTTAAAGTTGGATCACTGAAATTGTACAAAACCTGATTTGTAGTGACATCTGTGATCAGCACAAATCTTTCTCTGGGAATTGCTTGTGGGATTCGAATTGTGCTGGTGCTGGGTGTAAATGTATAATACGTGTCAATTATGGTTTTTCTTGCCATGTTTTCTCCAACCGCTTTGGTTAATGTTAATTAGTGTATTTATCCTGCTAATATCCGATCATAATATCAATTGGTTTGAACGGATATATTTTTATCACACTTGGGGTCGACCCGGGCTGTTTTCGCATGTAAACATCAGATCTTGCTACAGGTGCTTCTGTAAATTTGATAGTGCTGTTTGATCCTAGAGTATACCCTTTGTTTGCCGGAAATACATAACTTTGCCATACTATGGCTGCATTGGGAGAGCTGTTAAAAGCCGGTAATGGAATTCCGTTTACTGCAACACTCAACTGCCAAGGGCTGCTCAATGTCACATTGGACAGATTGTAACTCAATGTAAACACCTGCCTGATTCCATTGGTGTAACCGCTAATATCGTCTAAATCGTAGACATTGTTTATATCGTTAATATTATTGACTGTGGCGATATCTACACCATTTATCTGAGCTGCACTAGGATTAATGATATTAGCAGATATCGTGACATTTGCAATTAACAAATTGGCTGTTGTTGTGTTTCCAGCAATGTTAGCCGAACCTGTTGAAATCAAATTTGCACCGGTCACATTGCCGGCACTGGTCACACTGCTGGCTGTTACAAAGCCGGCAGCTATATTTGTGCCAGTTATCAGTGTAGCACCCGATATTGTGTTGGCAATAATAGATGTACCGTATATCACCGAATTGGATACTAATGTACCAAGTTCATAAAATTCAGTAACTGAAGCATCAGTGGTGAGTCCTAGATCAAAACTTGATGTCACTGACCCAGTGACCATCCCAAGATTAGAATCTGAATCAAACGGATTGTTACCACTGCCTGCAGATGAATAGGCTAACCCATTTGATGCCCAAAAAATTCCGTTGGTTATTACTACATTAGCGCCACTATAGATATTTCCAGCAACCCCCATCCCACCTACAACCACTAATGCGCCTGTGGTTACTGAACTACTTGTTGTGCCTGAATTGGCAACCAAGTTGCCTGACGAAAATACACCTCGATCAAATACCCAGGAATCAGTTGCAGACTTGTATAACAATCTAGCATTGGCACCATCAACAGTTAAACCGGCACCATCAGCTGCTGCAGATGTAGCAGCACCATTGGCCACAGTAATGTTAAGGTCTTCAACTGTCAGCGTTTCAGTGTTTAAAGTTGTTGTATTTCCTTGTACAGTTAGATTACCCGCAATGGTTACATTGCCACCTGTGGTTAAATTTCCCGCCAATGTTAAATTTGTTGCCGTAACTCTAGTCCATGCATTATTTGCAGAACTGTAAACGTAGGTAATTCCGTTTACAACTGCTGTTTGATTATTAACTGGACCAATTGGAAATGACATTGTTTATCCTTATGCGCCTCGTACCATACAGCCATTGAACCAAGTAATATTAGGGGAGTTCACTGCTGTAACGGTTACATTTGATCCTGAACCTTGTTGAACATATATTTCAAAATAATCAGTGGTGCCATTGGCGTACACCAATGAGCTCACTGTCATGGCCCAGAAGTTAGTAGCAATGGATGTGCCGCTTTGATTTGTACCACGCTTGTGTTCTGAACCATTCTTCCAAATAACAATCATCATTTCACCTGTGCCAGTGGCACCATCTAGTCGAACTTCTGCATTCAGTTGATAGTAACCTTCTACTGTAGGAGTGAATGTTGAGCTGGTGTAGCAATTATCTGTATCAAATTCTTCTGTTTGGAAAAGAACTTTTTGTTGGCTACCGGAGGTTATGGTTTGTAAAACGGCAGACGCATACGCAGAGAATGCTGGGCCGTTCACTGCTTTTTTGCCACCCACTGTAAGACTTCCAACCACATTTAAGTTGCCATTTGGATACAAGCTCAACCTAGTTGTGCCTGGAACGAACCAACGGAATTCGCCGGCATTGTTATCAATCTGCCAGTTCTGTTGAGTGTTGCCGTTAAAAAATCCTACTCGTGGTGTTATACCCGGTGCGGTACCAGTATTACCAACAAACACACCACTTAATATTGAGTTTTCGTCATAAGGACCGCGGAACACTCCGGACCCAGTAGAGATAATGTTGCTTGCAATAATATTATTATTGGCATTCGTACCAATTTTTGTATTTGCGTAAGTGTAAAATGAGCCAATGTTGGCATTTATACTGTCAGTGATGGCTGTGCTTGCATTTGCTGCAATTACGGATGTTTGTATATCTACCCAATAACTACTGGTTCCATCAAATATGTATTCATACAAAATATCATTGACAGTATCGTACCATTGGTCACCTTTACTAGGACCAGCGGGCGAGTTTGCACTGGCCGTGTATGTAATTCCTGCAATAGGATTACCGTTACCGGCCCAATAGATACCAGTGGTAGTTCTTAATGCATCAGCATACACATTGCCAGCAATACCGGCGCCGCCTTGAACTACTAGTGCGCCTGTTACATTACTAACACTGGTTGTAGTGTTTGATACTACTAGATTGCTTTGAAATACTGTGGGTCCAGATACGGTACCGCCGGTAAATCCACCAGGCGGTGCCCAATATGTTTTGGATCCATCGCTTGCTAGAACTTGCCCTGCAGTACCCAGTGTGCCATCAACATATATACCAGCATTGTTAATCAATAAAACATTACCAACACTGACATTGGCATAACTCTGTACATTTAAATTTGCATCAGGAGCTCCGCTTGAGTTGGTTAAAATATGAACAAAACTTTTTGAACTTTCCTGCCAAATTACCGCGGCATTGGCAGTTAATCCGTTGGACCGATTCATCAAGAAACCAACATCAACGTCAGGTGTAGTTGATCCTTGATGTAGCACTAAAATTGGATCAGTAAATACCGAACTGTCAGTGTTAATGTTGGTACTTAGTTTGGGTTTTGTTAATGCCATCTAGTTGCTATCTCTTATAAACGGCCAACAACTACTTCAACTAAACCTCGTTCGCCTTCAAAATTCGCCACTGCCTTGCCAATAACTGATCCGATTACCGGAGCAGCACATGCCCGGGCATATCCGTATCCTGCACTAATCAGCATGTCACCTTTGTAAACTGGACCAATTACGTTAACTGGTACTCGACCAACCAGCGCCACTGAAGCTACTGTGCTGCCTTTTAATCCACCGTTCATGACATGTCCTGGATCTGACGTAATAACTCCAGCTACTCGAACACTACCTTCTGTCATTGAAACAGTGATTTCGGCTTCTCCACCAAACTCAACCACAGTACCTGGATTATAAACGCCATCAGCAAGATAATTTTCAGCCAAGTCGGCACCACCAGTTACAGTTTTGTTCACAAATATATTCTTGAACCAGCTGTTGACATTACCAATGTCAAACGAAACATTGGCACTAGGTTGAATATTGGCACTCATGCTAACATTACCAGTGGTGTTAAAGCTCATTCTAGTTGTGGCCGAACTGGTTCCTGCATTGATATTTGCAAAAGAATTTGTGGCCACAAAAGACACATAACCATTACTGGATTCAAATGTGCTAACTGTGGCAGTAGTACTAAATCTTCTTACTTCAATTTTATCACCAGTAGCCGGTGGTGATGTAAATGTTAACGTTGTGCCACTGACACTGTATGCTGTGGTAGGTATCTGTAAAACACCGTTCAAGCTAACAACAACGCTTTGAGTAGTAGCTGCTGCTCCCAGTGTAAAAATTAGTGTACTGTCGTCACCATCAAATTGATCTGACGCAACTACAGTAAAACTGGTTCCTGTGTTGGTCCAACTTGCTCCATTATAAAATTCCAGTTGGTCATTGCTGGTGTTGAATCTGATCATACCAGCTGTGTCTGTGCCGCCAGTTGCACCTGGTCGTTGTGCAGATGAACCTACAGGAATCAAAATACTGTCTGTGGTGTTAACAATCAGTTTGGCACCTGTAACCAGGGTGCTGGTTGTAGCACTGTTTCCAATCACCACTTGATCGTAGGTGGCACTTGGTCTTGCCCAAATTAATGTGTCGTCGTTGTCGCCACGTACTATAAAATCATAGTTGGCTGTCTTTGAAGTATTGAAGATGGCACTCTGACCAACATTCAAATTACCAACGATACCTGTACCACCATCTACTATCAAGGCACCCGAAGTTGATGATGTACTTGCAGTTGCGGTGTTTACTCTAAATCCGGTATTGGTTACTGTGGCTCGAACATTTGCATCACCAAATCCGCCTACAATAAGTTTTATCACTGAGCCGGCATTGTGTGAATGAATATTTAAATTACCTGTTGACGGCTCTAGTCCGTGCATGATTAGGTAACCGTCGTCGGGATAGTAACCAGGAAAGGCCGCGTCATTGAATGTGCTGCTATTGATACCTAGATTGATATAACCATCGTTGTCATCACCGTTATCTGCTGTGGCTACAAAGTCTGTTGAGGCACTTGTACCTGAATTACGATTTTGGAAATTAACTTGTGCATAGGAATTGACATCTGCTGTCATCTGAAACACTGTGGTAGGCAATGCTGTGTATGTACTTGTACCTGCATACAGGGCACCTATGCCACCCGCATTGCCGTAAAACACACCAAAGCTGGATTGAATCGCACCAACAGATACATTGATGTTACCGCTTAATATGATATTTCCGGCATTGATATTACCTTCAAATGTGCTTTGACCTTGAACCTGTAGTGCTCCGGTGATACCCACACCACCGCCTCCAGGAACTACCAATGCACCTGTGGTAAAATTGGTTGCATTGACACCTGACGCAGCAACAATGTTACCAGTAGATCTCAATGCACTAAATGTACCAGCAGCAGGTGTAGTGTTACCAATTACAGTGTTATTAATGGATCCACCTGTAACAACTGCATTCGCTGAACTGAAGTTCGTGGCAACTAGAGTGGTTGCTTTGGCATCAGTTATGTTTGCTGTAGTGTTGTTTAATACTGTGGTTGTGGTTGTGCCTGCTCCTAATGTTGTAATATTACCAGTAGTGGCATTCACTGTTGCACTAGTGGTAGTACCTGCATTTACAGTAGTGGATGTAAGAGTTGTTATATTACCGGTTGTTGCGTTTAATGTTGTGCTTGTAGTTGTTATTGCATCTACAGTAGTAATATTAGCTGTAGTTACATTAACAACTGCTGCACCCACTGTGGTAGCATTTAATTTTTTATTTAGATTCCAACTATCGTCTGCATTCAAATAAGTTAGTGTAGCATTGGCACCTGCTACAGTTAGTCCGGCACCGTTTGCTTGTGCTCCAGTAGTGGCATTGGCCGCAACAGTAATATTAAGATCTTCTACATTTAACGATTCAGTATTTAATGTTGTGGTATTGCCTAATACTGTCAAGTTTCCAGTTACAATAACATTACCGGCTACATTTAGATTGGCACCAATGCCAACCCCGCCAGTAACAACCACTGCGCCGGTACTTGCATTATCGCTCTGTGTTGCGCCAGTAAATGTTGTGGCGCCGCTTGCAGTCAATGTAGTAAATGCGCCAGTGGATGGTGTACTGTTACCGATTGCGCTATTATTAACGCTGCCACCAGTGACTACTGCATTACCAGAACTAAAGTTTGTTGCTACAAAGTGTGTTGCTTTTCCAGAAGTAATATTACCTGTAGTGGTATTAAGCACTGCTGATGTAGTAGTACCTGCTTCCAATGTGGTTATGTTGCCGTTAGTGGAATTAAGTGTTGCAGTAGTTGTGGTACCAGCACCTAGTGTTGTGATATTGCCGTTTGTAGCATTTAGTGTAGCTGATGTAGTAGTACCAGCACCTAGTGTTGTGATATTGCCGTTTGTAGCATTTAGTGTAGCTGATGTAGTAGTACCAGCACCTAGTGTTGTAATATTACCAGTGGTTGCATTTAATGTTGCCGATGTAGTAGTACCTGCACCTAGTGTTGTAATATTACCGTTAGTGGAATTAAGTGTTACAGTTGTAGTAGTACCTGCACCCAAGGTAGTTATGTTGCCTGTTG